GGGGTGATCCAGGACGTGGGGGGTTTGAGTACCCCTTATTGCGCTACAAGAAAACCAAATTTCGTTGATAATCCATACTATGAACCTTTGTCTGATCTTGACATCGGTGAGTACGTGATAGCTCGCACCGACAATATGGGTGAGCTTTTGCGTTCATTTCAACGTTATGATAAATCAAAAAATGCACTCCACGAATTTATTCAAGAGAATATTAATGAAGCCGTTGCTATTTCGGCTGAAATCTTTCGTCCTTATGTTAGGACGCGAGTTTATACTCCTGAAGAAACCGTAGCTTTAATTGACCCTGTTAAAGGGGCAGGTTATGGCTGTTGTGGCCTCAAAGGCAAATTTTTGGAGGAGCATGTGTTCGAGCACCTCGGTATGCTCGGCGATAAACATGACTTAATGTCTTATGTGCCCCTTTGGGTTGTGAACCCCAAAGTTGAGGTGCGTTTGGACAGTAAAGACTGTCGGACCACTAAATCTCCCCCAGTGTGGTTCCAGCAGGCCGGACAAATGTTGTTCAAGGAACAGAATCTGTCATTGATGGAGCACCCGCTCGTTGATGGCAATCCTTCTGCTCTCGGGATGAGGCCAGTCGAAGACTGGCCACAACTCGTGGAACGCCTTGATAAACACCGGCCGCTTGGCTATGGTGATGGGGATGGTCAAACGTTTGACGCAGGAATGCACCGCTTGGTCAAAATCGGTGTTGGCGAACTCCGGCTAGCTCTCGGTGAAGGTGTTTTCACACCCGATCAGGTTGAGCTGGCCCGTTGGTGGTACTACAATGCCACCTATCGCTTTTCCTTGTTACCTAACGGCGAGATTGCTTTGACAACCGCTGGTAATGGTAGTGGGGATCCCAACACTACCGTCGATAACATCTTTGGTTATATCATCGAACTTTATTTATGTTGGAAGTTTTTAGGGAATACACCCGGTTCCTTCCCAATGTTTTTGAGGCGAAATGCTGTAACTGTTTTCGGCGATGACCTTGTTTTTTCCGTCAATCGTGATAGTAAGTCGATCACGTTTTGGACGCTCTTGCCTGCAGTTTGGAAACATCTGTTTGGCTTGGGTTATGACTGTAATGTCACTGAAGATATTACGGGAGTTAGTTTTTTATCCCGTAGGTCTGTCGGTGATGGAGATGTTGACCGTTACGTCTCCAAACCCGCTGACACTCAAAGGCAAAACGCCAACCTGCTCTTGAAGATTAAACCTTCGCATGGTTTTATTGAGACCTTGAGCAGGCTGGTCGCCTATAGAATGCAGTGGGTCATGCACGAGTACCAAAACAATCACTTTGATCCTTTGGACAAGCTCGAAGAATCAATCGCACGATTGATTGCCTCGCGCCCAGGGATTGACTTAAGTGATGATCCAAATGTTGTCGCTCTCCTTGACCTCGCTCTCTGCACACGTGCACAATTGACCCTGTTTGTCACGGCAGATGTAGAGGTTCCTATGGCTTTAGAGCCACCGTCTGCACCTGGTAGCTTTAAATCCGTGCCAGGTGATTCTTTCTATAAGACAGAGGAATCAATGCTTTCTTACAAAGCTTTTAAGGAGAAACACCGTTCAAAATATGACAAAGAGAAACTCTCTAACGCTCAAATCAAGAAACGATACGATGACTACAAAGCATCGTACCAGGCAAATCCCAACCGTGGACCTGACCAACGATATATGCCGAAAGGCTACTCAGCTGTCACACGCGGTCTGGATGAGGACCGGTGGCGCTTCGCGCAGAATAAGCGCGTTGCAGTCGCTCCGCCTGGGGGCAACAAGCTTGCTGCACAGTACCCTAAGGATTACTTCCAAGGTGGGTACACTAAGTGCCATCATCTTGCCCCCGGTGTTGCACTATGCCCAACGTCTTGTCTATACATGTGTGCGTTGGCTGACCCATTCGACCCTCGTCTTGTCGGGAAGGTTGGCTACCCTATGTCCCCGAATATGCCCACTAACAAGTTCCGGGCATTTTCACGCGGGACATTTGCTGCGAGCAGTACTACTGGGACTGCTTATGTTGCATTTTCGCCTTTGGCTGCTTGTGTTAATTCCAGCAATTGTATTTCACACTCATTGACCGGTTACACAGAAACAGATAAATTCCCTGCTTCTTTTTCTGCTGTTGCTAGTCAGATTGTTGTCAACACATCGAACTCACCCCTGAACAATGCAAGCGGCACTTTTGTCCGCATTGTCGCTGCTGGTGTTCGTGTTGCTCCTGTGAACAAGCTTGAAGACACTTCCGGTCTGGTGTATTGCATCACGCAACCCGGTGGTTCTGACTTAACTGATGTGACCTCAGCCATCGCCGAAACACAACTTTGGCGTTCCACTCAGATACACGCGCAGACACAGGAAGTTGGCACAATGTTTTCTGCTACGTGGAGTCCTACAGTAACCAATTCTCCTTATGAGATTGCTGCAAGCTCCTCTTCTGAAGACAATGTTGTCAATGCGGGCTCAGGTTGGATTGAGACCAGTGACATAGCTTCCCATTTTAACAATAATCTGGGTATTCTTATCACAGGTACCGTCGCTGGTAACGAATACTGGTACGAAGCCTATGTGCATGTAGAAGCTGTTACTTTACAGAACGCTGCTACTGCAAATGGCAACCAGATCCGTAACTACGCGACGCCCTCATATTCCGACCCTGAGGCTGTGGCACTTATCTCTTCTTCACAGGGTGTTCCCCTTAACTCTCTGCCGAAGAACGAAGATGGTGTTGTGACTTCCTCAAGTGTTGCCTCGTTTCTCAGCAATGCTGCCCAGGGTATTTCATCCTTCGCTAATGCATCGAGCAAGATTGCAAGTGCTATTGGTGGTAACACTAGTAACTCTTCCTTCCCTCCTTTGCCTCTTGGTGAAGAACCCCTTGGTGGCTTTCTTGCCCCTAGCTCAGTAACCGATGAGGCTGGTCCTCTAGTCGAAATGCTGGGTGAGGGGGGTGAGGTTTTAGAAACTCTCGCACCTCTGGCTCTTTTGTAGTTCTTAGTCCCTGACATAACGTTCATACTTTGACTCATTTGTGCTGGTTGTTTGTCTAAAAC